AAAAGGATGAGCTGTGATGTGTGCTCTGTGGTCTTGACCAGGAAAAGCCTGAAAAGGTTTACCAGCTAATGCATTTATGTGCTCCATACTTGGGTCCATCGGTGCATTTGGTGCCGGTGGTGGTAGAACTGCATCTACATTTTTAACACCAATTGCTTCGTACATGTTTCTATATACTTGATACAAGTTATGTATTTGTGGTTGTGATGTTGCGAGTTGCAATTGTGTTTGTGCAAGTGAAATTCTTTGTGACATAGAAAATATATTTGGATCTGCAACAGGTATCACGTCTATTCTTTGATCAAAATCTGCTTGCTTAATATTCCTTTGTCCACCAACAACGTCGTATGGGTATTCTGGTGGTAAATATTGTGAAACTACTTTTGATAAAATTCTAAACTCGTCTTTCATAGCTGCGTAACATCTTTTGTGTATAGCGCTCATGACTCTTGAACCTCTTTCAAGAAGAGCAATCGTAGTTCCTACAGCTGCATTTTGTTTTGTTTCACCAACCTGCATATCAGCTATTGCTGCAAATCTTTGACCTGCTTGCACGACAACACCTAATAATTGTAATAGTGTTGGTGATGGTTCTTTGTATGGTAATGGAAAGAATGCATCTCTTAAACTACCACCTGGTGCATCTACATCTTTAAATTCACCTGGTTGTATTGGTGATGCTTCATCTCTAACTCTAACACCCCTTTGTTTAAATCCTGCAGGTAAGTTCGCTAACGTTCCTGCGTCTAGCAATTGACGGAGAGCCGTCGTTGCTGTACGGCTCAATCCGCCAATCATGTGAATGAGTCCAAAGCCATAAAATCCAAGTCCTGGCAGAAATTTGAAGTGGACGAAATATTGGATCTTATTTTTCTTTAGATCATCGGGCGCATAATTCCTTCTAATAGAAAGAACTAATCGGCTACCTTCTTCAACAGTTACGATGTAAGGTAATTTTATTCCAGTAGGTCCTTCAGAGTTTGTATCTTCAAAACCTTCTAAATCTAAATTTACATGACACTCTAATAAATTATAAACTGGTTCTTGTTTACCAGTTTTTTTAGTGCCATCTAATTCTCTTTCTTTTTTTTCTAAATCATTTTTTTCAACACTGCCTGGAGGACCTAATTCTATGTCTCTATAAAAACCAGATACTTGTTGTTTTCTTAATTCGTTTTCTGACATTTTTACTACGTGTATAATTGCTTCAGCATCATCTAAACTTGTAGCCGTATAAGGCACAACTAATTCATCTGCAGGCACAAATTTAGATACAGCTCTACCTAAAGGTACATCATAGTAAACTTTTTTAAATGTAGATCCTGCAAGTGGTAAATGAAATAACATTGAGTCAAACTCCTCTTCGTATTCTTTCATCTGATCCATCACAAGATAGTTCATAAAATCTTTTACACGTTGTGCTTGTTGTTCTGTTGCAGAGTTTTTTACACCTATGATTTGTGTTCTCACAGGTCCATCGCTTGGTAATAATTCTTTATATGCTTGTGCTTGAAACTGTGTAACTGCCTCTGCTAATACTGGGTGTGTTGCACCACTTGCTCCTTGAAAAGGCTCTGTTCTGTTTTCATATTTAAATCCTAAGAGATCTAAACCTTGTGTGTAAGAACTTTCCCAATCTTTTCTTGATGCTTTGTAGTCAGAATAATTTTGCACCATTTCATTACCAATGGGATCTAAAATATCGTCCGGTAAAATATCTGCTAAATTGTCAAAGTGATTTTCTGTTCCAGGTATATTTATAGCTCCCGGTTCAAAGTCTATTGTTGCGCCGCCGTCTTCTTCTGGTATGACCTCTATAGGTCCTTTTTCTTCTTCTGGTTCCTGAACTGCAACTTCTTCTGCTATCTCTTCTTCTGAAGGGATATCAATTTTAGTTCTAGTGTTCGGGAGTCCTTTTTCAATATCTGCCATTTATACTCCTATATGTTAGTACCACGTTTCATTAATGATGACAACCCTTGTGAGTTAGGGCCTGCTTCTGGTGGTGGACCTGATGGATCGCCTGCTAATTTAGCAATACCACCGCCTGCAGCTTGAAAAGGATCAAATGCAAAAGCCTCTCCTTGTCTTCTTAACTCGTCTCTTTCCTCAGGGGACATTGCTTTTAATTCTTCAATTCTTTTTTTAGCAAACTTACCGCCTTGATATAAACCCTCTAAACCTAATGATGCGAGACCAATAGGTGATGCAATTCTTGCAGCTCTTGCAGCCATAGCAGGACTTAATCCTAAATTAAAAAATCTTTGTGCAACAGGTCCAAACTTTGCAGCCTGTTTTACAAGTTGTGGTGCGAACGCAGTTTCTGCTGCGATACTTGCTCTATCAATTGCTGAAGTTGGATCAACTCCAAATCCTAAATTTAATGCTACAGCTCCCGCTGGTGTTGGCACAGATTTTATTGCTTCACCAAAACCTTTTAAGAAACCTAGGTTCATACCAAGAGTTGGTCCTTCTGATTTTAACATGCTTTGAATTTTTTTTATTTGAGATGGTGTTACTCGTGTAAAAGTTTGTGTTGGACTTACACCAGCTGCTTCAAATAATTTTGGATTATTTTTTGCATAAGTTTGAAAATTTTTATTTAAATTACTTAAATTTAATAAAGATTTACCTATCTCATCTTTTATATTTAACTTTTGAAATTCTTTTACACCATATTTAAAATTAGTTGCATCATCACTAATCTTACCAATATTAAGTTTTAAATCTCTTGCTATTTTTTCTACAGCTTTCTTTTTATTTAAATTATTACCTTGCACAGCTTTTTCATATTGCAAAGATAGTGTATCTTTAAAACCATTATTAAGATCTGCATCTAAAACATTTACTCTAGTTAATTGATCTGTTGTTGCATTAAATAATTTATTTAAACTAGATTTAGATAAGGGATGATCAAGTTCAAAATCTATATTTGGAAATCTTTTATTAATAGCCTTTTTTAATTGTCTGTACTCGTTTAAGTTTTTTTTAATAGCTAAAAATTTTTTAGGATTATATTTATCAGATGTTTTACGACCAAACGCATCAAAAAATAATTCATCTATTTTGTTTCTTTCATATTTAATTAATTTTGATTTCCATAATTTGTTTAAAGCATTATCAGAAAATTTTGAATCTTTGGGTATCCACTCTAATTTATCTCTTGTTTCTATCCCTAATGCAGTTTTAGAATCAACTATTCTTTTTTTATAAATATTTGTTTGCAAACGTTCTGCTTGATCTTTCAATGTTGCCATTGAAATTTTATTTGCTTTTGCAAAAGCTTTAGGATCAAAAAAATCTTTACTATTAGTTGCCTCTAATAATTTTATTTGAATACCTTGTTCTACTGGTATTCTTTTTCCTCTACTAAAAATTCTACTTTCTTTTCCAGGTAAAAATTTACCTGCCTCTTTTATATTTTTTTTAAATTTTTGTTTAAAATTATTTAATATGTCTTTTGTTTTTTGATTCTTATAATCAGTATCTTTTAATATTTTATCTAAATTTTTTATACCAGTCTCATCTGTAAAAGCTTTTCTCACAACATTCTCACCATGTTTATCAAACAGTTCTTGAAAAGCTGCTTTCCTTTGTTCTAAATTATATTCTGTTATTCCCTTATACCCCTGCCTTACACCACCAAAACCTGGTTGCACTAACATACCGCCACCCGCCATTGGATTACGTTTCATAAATTCGTTAATTGCTTCTCTGTCTACAACTTCTTTTTTTGGTTCTGGTTGAGGTATTTTATCTGCTGTTGTTACTACGTTGTCATCAAATAAATCTGTAAGTTCTATAATCTTATCTACTAGATCCATGCTACTCTCCTAGCATTCTTGCGATACCACCACTTGCTTTTTTAATTGATGGTGTTTCTTTAGAAAGTTGTTCTATTATTTCTTGTTCTAATTCTTCTTTTGATATACTGCCATCCATGACTGTCTCTTCAGACACACCAGACTCAACATCTTTCATTTTACCATCTTGATCTGCACGAGCTGTGTATTCATCGTATTCATCTACAACTTTTTTAGCACCTGTTGTTTCATCTGCTTGACCTGGTTTAAAAGACATGTATTCTTCAGAAACTAATCCTTCTTGATCATCAAATATACCATACTGTTTTTTTTCAATTTCTATTTGTCCTGTATCATTATCAATCTGCATTTCATAATCTTTATATTTATAAGACTCTGTTCTTTCTTTTGGACCATCAAATTTTTTACCCAATGCTCTAATTCTATTTACAAGGTTAAAGAAATACGGTGGAGCACCACTTGCAGCTTCTGCAGCTTTTTCTACTACAGGCGCTGCAACCTCTGCACCTTTAAAAAATTTACCAACAACCGGTAACGTTGTAATACCAGCCATCATTTTCATAAATGTTCTTCTATCCATACCTTTTTTAAAACCTATACGACCACCGTCAGCGTTCAAATCTCTTTTCTTCTTACCACCAGTCTCCATATTTTTTAATATATTTTCTAATTCTAAAATTCCTTCGTCTGTTAGTTTTGGTGTATCTGTAAATTTACCAGCCACATTTCTTGCTAGTTTTGACATGAGTGTAGCCATTTCTTCAGCCATTTCTCTATCTACACCTTTTTTAATCATGTCTTCTATCATTTCATTTTTTAATTTAATTTGACTAGTATCAGCTTTTTTTATATTTTTGGCTGCACTTAACATGTCTTTTACTAATTGAACTCTGTCTTCACCCATCTTACTTTGAAAATTTTTAATCATGTCACTTGCTAAAATACCTTCTTTATTAACTTTTCCTTGAAGTCTAGGATCTTCCAAAGATACATTTAATGATTTTGGGTTTACCATTTTTAAAACGTCAGAGGGGTTTTTAACTTTATCACTTTGCTTGCTCATAAAATTTAACATCTCTCTTAATGTTGCAAGACCTCTTGGAAGTTTGCTGCCCATAAAAAAACCTATACGACCGCCGTCTGCAAACATATCTTCTGGATCTATATCTACATTTCTTTCAAAGATATGATCTTCTGTATCTTGTAATATTTTTTTAGCATCTTCTTGTGATAAATTTTTATATTCACCTTTTCTACCAATGACTTTGTTTGCTTCTTTCATAGCATCAATAGGATCCATTCTTAACATTTTCTCTACAGTGGATGCTACACCTGAATCAATTCTTTGTTTAACGTCCTCAACTTCATTTATTTTTCTATCTGCAATTCTTTGTTTTATTAGTTGTGGGCCTCTTTCAGCTAATCTGCTAAAAGTTTCTCGATTTATTTTTTTACCTTGTTGTGTACCACCTACAATAGGTTTGTTAGGATCTAGTTTTTCTCCTTGTATATTAAACACTTCACCTTTTTTACCAAATAAAGCTTCAGTGATACCTTTACCTTCTGGTGAATCTGCAGCAACAACTCTAGGTTTGTTTAATTGGTCTATTATGTTATCGACTTGATCTATGTTTTTGATTGCATTTGGATCAACACCGTTTCGCATTAATCTTTCTGCAGTGATAGCTGTGTTTAAATCTACAAAATCTTTTTTAGGTAAAGTTGTTAAAACACCTTTTGGTTGTTGTTTAAGAAAAGTTTTTA